CCCTTGGCTGGCATGGCTGTCTCAGCTGTGAGCAAGGCCATCGGGGTTGATCCGGACAAGGTAGGCGACTTAATCAGCAACAACAAACTCAGCGCTGAGCAGATCGCGCAGCTCAAGCTCGCGGAGATCGAGCTGCAACGCCAGGCCCAGGAGCTTGGCCTTAACTTTGAGAAGCTGGCCAATGAGGACCGCAAGTCCGCTCGCGACATGCAGACGGCGACCAAATCCATTGTGCCGCCAGCCCTGGCCATTGCCATCACGCTGGGCTTTTTTGGCATCCTGGTGATGATGCTCTTTGAGCGCGTCGATAGCAACAACCCCGCTATTTTGATGATGCTCGGCAGCCTGGGAACAGCCTGGACCGGAATCGTGGCGTACTACTTTGGCTCCTCAGCCAGCAGCGCGGCCAAGACGGAGATGCTCTCTAAGGGGGCTGCCAAATGAAAGCACTCTTTGAGCAAAGCTTGGCCAAAGTCTTGGAGCACGAAGGCGGCTGGTCCGATCATCCATCCGACCCAGGCGGAGCCACTATGAAGGGCGTGACCCTGGCCACTTACAGCAAGTTCCTGGGGAGGCCAGCAACCAAGGAGCAGCTGCGCGCCATCAGCGACGCTGAGCTGGGTACGCTGTACCGAAATGGCTATTGGGATGCTTGTAAATGTGACGAGCTTCCGGCGGGGCTGGACTACCTGGTGTTTGACTTGGCAGTAAACGGCGGACCAGGCAGAGCAGCCAAAACGCTCCAGGCAGCCGTCGGGGCAAATCCGGACGGGGCCATTGGACCGGCCACGCTCAAGGCAGTCAACCAGGCAGTCGAGCAGCGCGGCCTGGCAGCCGTTGCCAAGGAGTTTTCCCAAAAACGGCAAGCCTTTTATGAGGCGCTGCCGACCTTTGCGGTGTTTGGAAAAGGCTGGACCCGACGGGTCAATGACTCCTTTGACACGGCATTAAGTTTTGGCCAAAGCGACGGAACGGCATTGGCTTGAGGTACACTATTGCTGGTCTTGAGAGGTTAAAAAGCGCAATGAAAAGCGCAACTGATTTTTGTAGGTTGTCGAAAAATCGGTTTTTTTCCTTTTATATCAACAACGTAGGCGCGTAGCTCAGCTGGTTAGAGCACCACCTTGACATCATTAAATGGCGACTGTTGATCCGACATCATAATCAATGGTTTAGCGGGGTTACGAGTGGTGTTGTATGGTGTATGTCTGACGCAAACCGCCATATTCTGCGTTTTATAGCTAATAGAACGCAGAATAGAACCCCGTCTGATCCCTCATACAAGGCTGGGAATAGCAGCCTCCAAAGCAGACTTTGGGCGCGCAGCAAGCATGTTGATCGCGCCACGCAGATACTCCGGTCTGTAATGTAAATAGTTCTTTTCGACAGTCACCAGCTGGTCCCCCATGAGGGCAGCAATCTCTACCATCGACACCCCGTTTTGAGCCAGCCTGGTCCCAAAGGTGTGGCGGAATGTGTGGGCCGTAACGTCCTCGAGCTTGTGCTTTTCGATAAACTTTTCAAAGGTTTTGCGGATTTGACCAGGATGGTCCAGGACGTACTCGGACTGCCGCTCTTCAAAAGCGCGCTCCAGGATTGGCCGCAGCGCGTCCGTTAAAGGGATCGTAGGGCGGCGCTTGTTGGTTTGGGTACGACCATAGGGATTGAGTGACAAAAAGCCTTCCTCCAGGTCCACCTGGTCCCAGGTCAGCTCTCTTAGCGCTCCGGCCCTGGAGCCGGTTTCCATCAGCAGCCAAATGAATCGGTGCAAGCGACTGATGCGAGCTGGCTTGGCAGCTGGCTTGGCCAAGGCCCGGACTTGATCCAGCTCTTCCTCAGATAAGACACGTTGCCTGGCCTTACCCATCGGCGGCAGCTCGATGTAGCACAGCTGCTTGTGATCCATGCGCATTTCTTTAGGCTCAACGCGCTTGACCATGAAAGCAAACACGGCGCGCATGATGCCAAGCTCTTTGCGGATTGTGCTGCCAGCAACAGGAGCGCGGCCCTGGGAGGGGACACCTTCCAAGCGGGTCTTGGTGTAAGCCTGGATTTCTTTTGAGGTGATATTTTCCATACGCATGTTGCCAAAGTACCAGTTGAGCTGCACACCAATAAAGTGGATGTGACGCGGGGCCGCAGTACGGCGCTCAACGTGCTGCTCTGTGTAGAGCTGCCAGGCAAATTCAAAGGTCGGTGTTTTTTGCGCTACCTGGTATTTTTCCCTGGCCTCTAACCAGCCCTGGAAACGGCCTTGCGCTTGTAGAAAATCAGCTGTCCGTAGGCTTGCTCTTTGGCTTCTGCCATTTTCGCTAAACGCGACGTAGTAGTTGCCGTTCTCGAGCTTGATTCTTGGGGGTAGTTCTTTTCTTGGCATGTGTTCTCCTTGATCCACATTTCTAATGAGGCGCGATCAATCATTACCTTGGCGCGCCCAGCTCCCGGAATGTATTGCAGCTGACCTTTTTTTCTCAGCTCGTACACATACCGGCGGCTGCGCCCAATGAGCGCTGCCGCTTCTTCTTCACTTATTAGGCTGCTCATTTAGCAACCAAAACACTTTTGCAGCAACATCTTTGGGGACACGCATGTTGACCTTGAGCCACATGTAGCCGTCTTCGCCATGAACTTCTCGCAGCTCTAGCTTGGAGGGCTGCTCAGCAGCTGCGGCCTCAAAGTAATTGGCCATCAGCTCTTCGGGCTTGCAGCCCAATGTATTTGCGAGCTTGGCCAAGTTGTCCGGGGACGGCGTGGACCGAGCACGGATGTATTAGTTGTATTGCGATTGCTCATCTCCAGCGCGCCCTTTTGGAGCGGTTTGGGTTGCGTCACAAACTTAGTCATGGTAGCCCTTAAAAGTTCCCGCAATCATAACAGACAAGATGTCTGAGTCAAGCAAAATCATATAGCAGACATGTTGTCCGAATACGATTTTGCAAAAAAAAATTCTAGGGTGTGTTTACATCTGCCATGTTGTCTGATACGATTTGTGACAAAAGAGTGTCATCATACAAAAAGACGGGTTTATGAGGGGTACAAAGTTGAGTCAAGTTGAGCTAGATTGTTGGGCAGTAGTCGCGCATTTTGGCGGCCTGGCAAAAACATCCAGGCTGATGAAACAGCATGGTGTTGACCTGAGTGTTGATGCAATAGAGAAGTGGCGGCGACGCGGGAACATCCCTACATCGCAGCTGGTTACGCTCGCCGCCATAGCGCGAGCCAATGGTGTCAGATTTGACATATACGACTTCATTAAGGATATTAGAAGGCATGGGACCTAAGTATGGTAATTCTCGGCATTGATCCTGGGCTTTCCGGGGCGATTGCTGTGCTGGACCTATCCAACAAATTGCTGGCCGTACACGACATGCCAACGACAACGATTCGCAGCGGAAAATCAGACAAAAGGCAGTTGTCTGAGGCCATGCTGTCGTCATTGGTTAAGCAGACGAATGCCCAGCACTCTTACCTTGAATTTGTATCAGCAAGACCGGGCCAGGGCGTTGCTTCCATGTTCAATTTCGGGGTGGGGTATGGAGCCATTCGAGGCGTGTTGGCGGGGCTTGGAGTTCCTATGTCAACAGTCACACCAGCTAAGTGGCAGCGTGATCTAAACCTAGCAAAAGGCAAGGACGCAAACCGCGCCCGAGCTGCACAACTATTTCCTGAGTTCGCTTACCTTTTCTCCCGCGTCAAAGACGACGGCAGAGCAGATGCAGCCTTAATCGCGTGGTGGGGTGCTCGCCACGCATACATGCAAAAAATTACTGAAAGTGTATGAAATGACGACAGACACAAATGGATTCACAAGACACGGCATTGACCATCTCTCCCCCAGCTCGCTCAATATGAGCATGGGGTCGATGAGCGCCTGGTGTGTGCGTTACCTCATCAACCAGCGTTTCCCAAGTGGCGGTGAAGCAGAGCGCGGCAAGGCTGTGGAGATCGGCGTATCGCATGGAGTCTTTACAGATGCCAGCGACCAAGAGTGTATTGACCTGGCGCTTGATGGATTTGATCGCGTCATGCAGCTGGATGAATTTCTTAGGTTTCAAAAGCGCGACGAGTGGCGCGACCAGGTAATTGCAATGGTCCCAATGGCGCTTGCAGAGCTGCGGCCTTTAGGAAGGCCAACACCTCCCGAGGGTGGCCAACATGAGATTGGCATTGCTTGTCGATTTAGAGAAGGCGAGGGCGGCACAGTTCACATCAAGGGCTTTCTTGATTTTTATTACAAGGACATGCCCTTGGTTGTTGACCTCAAAACCACGGGCCGCATGCCAGGTGCGTTCAGCCAAGCGCATGCAATACAGGCCAGCATCTATGCAAAAGCAATGAATGCACCGGTCAAGTTTTTGTACGTCACACCAAAGAAGGCTGCTTGGCTTGAGATTACGCCCATTCAGATTGAGATTAGCTTGGGGATTGTTAAAGATACTGTTAAGCGATTAGAAAGATTTTTGTCGCTCAGCGAGGATGGCAAGCTGCTCACAAAAAGCGCTTCACACGACCCAAGCAGCTTTTATTGGCGTGGGGCCGACCATCTCTTAGAGCACGTTGCATGAACACATGCAATCACTTGCACTTGATCTTGAATACGCACTTCAGCGATCTAGCTCGGGGCGTACTCCGGAGCAAGACATGTTCTTTGCTGTCATTCGGCAAGCCTTTGAAGACTTGCGCACAAGTGCTTGGAACACAAATCCACGACGCAAAGATGCGCGTGATTGGCTGCTGCACGACCCAAAAGATTTTTTTCTTATTTGCACTCTTGCTGATGTTGATGCGGACCAAATCCGCAACATCGCGAGCCGTTACATCGCGCACCTGGACCAAGGAGGTGTGCCTAAAAGAATCATCCTAGCGGATGGTGAGTAGCTGGGGCTTTCCTCCCCGCCTGGTATCGCCGCACCAGCATAGAACGCGGCGCTAAAACTGTAAAAGGAGCAATCAAATGCCTTTGAATCTTGGTGGTGGTGGCGGAGAAATCCGTCCTTTTATTCGTTTCAAACCTTCAATCAACGCTTGGGAGATGAGCGCTGAAGATGGGGTCGTTGAGTTTGAGTGGAGTTCTCCAGCTGTGTTTGATGTCGAGAACATCAAGCTGGGTTGGTTGTTGTTGGCTGAGGGTGTGCGCGAGTGGCAGCCGTGGCCTGGCAACAAACAAACGCCTCGTCCGGAAGGTGATTGGAAGCAAGGCTTTATCTGCTCTGTGTTTTCCAAAAGCATTTTTAAGGATGAGCCAGTACGCGAATACAGCTCAAGCTCAACCGGCAATGTGGAGTTCATCAAAAAACTTTACAACGAAGCCGAAAGCAAGTTTGGTGATGGCCAGGTCCCGGTCGTGAAGATTACCGGCAACCGAGCTGAACGCATCGGCAAAGGGAACACACGAATCCCAACATTTGAAATTGTTAAATTCGTTGCCCGGCCCGCTGAGCTGCAAAGCTCTGCAATTGAAGAAGAGCCATTGACTCTAAATACGCCTCCGAAAGCTGCTCCTAAAAAAGTAGAAGTCGAAGAGTTTTGAGTTTTTTGGTTGCCCCTACCCGACGGGGTAGGGGTATTTTTTTCAATGAAGCGCAGCGGACACATCAATGCAAAAAAAGAAAAACCTTCTCGAGACAGCCCAGCGCTATCTTGAGATAGGTTTCGCACCGATACCATGCCACGCACCACACCTCGAGCGCAAATGCACATGCAGACTTGGGGTTGATTGCGTAAGTCCTGGGAAACACCCAGCGATACCTTGGCAAAGGTTTCAAACAAAGAAGATCGACAAAGATCAGCTGCTGATTTGGTTTGGCGACGGCGGAATGTATGAGGACAAAAACATTGGACTCATCACCGGAACAATCAGCAGCAACATCTTTGCGATTGACGTTGACATCGGCCCTGGCAAGGACGGAGCCGATTCGTTACAACAGCTGCAAATGGCCAACGATGATTTGCCTCCAACAATGGAGACAGTTACCGGTGGGCATGGACGGCATTTATTTTATAGAGCACCTCCCGGTGTGCGCATCATCACGGACAAAAATGTGTTGGGCCGTGGTGTTGATGTGCGAGGCGAGGGCGGCTTTGTTGTAGCTGGTGGCAGCACCCATGCCAATGGCCGCGAGTACGTTTGTGATTTCGATGAGGTGGTTGACGCGCCAGGCTGGTTGATTGACCTAGTAGTGGAGGGCGCGCATCACGAAGGTCATGGCCGTGGGCTGCAAGCATCAACCAACAGCGACAACCCATTTAAAGCAGACGACGGGCGCGAAGGTGTCATGGTCCGCGTCATTCTCTCGACGATCTGCAACTACTTTAGAGACAACCAGCGGCTGCCGACTGAGCAGCAGCTCGTTGAGATTGGCTTTCCGATTTACGTTGAGAAGGTAAAAAGCCGAGCTGATTC